CAACGGAACTGTGGTTGAGGGTAAAGTAGAATCGTGGAAAGATTGGAACGATTCTGATATGGTACAAGTCAAAATAAATGGTAAGACCTATTACACTCACGGCAGTAACGTAGTACTGATTGATTATTAAGGAGATTATCGATGACTAAAGTACAAAGAAAGCTATTAACTAGAGAACAGAAAGAAGCTATATGTAAGCATCACAAGCTGTGTCAGAATAATGGCAAGAAGTGTCCATTGTTGTTTGTGTATGATGACGATATGTTCTGTTATGTGACGGCTGAAAAACTTCAGCAAGACCTTGAAGATTATTGGAGTGACGAGATAGAGCTAGCTGATTATATTCCTGAGACATCTGTTGTGCCAATTCAGGGAAAGGCGATAGAGGGCACAATAATTGTAAATGGTGACATGCACGAGTGTCGGATAGAAAAGCCGAAAGAGGGCACATTCTATGTGTCTACAGGCATTTTTTCAGAAAAGATAAATAGAGATGAGGATAAAGAAGCATGAGTATTGAATTATTTAGTCAGGGCACAAATTATACTTTGTATAAGGGAAGTATGCTAGACATGCTTGAAGTCATTCAGCCCTGTTCTATTGATAGCATAGTGACAGACCCACCCTATGAACTGAACTTTATGAACAAGGGATGGGATAATAGTGGGATTGCTTTTAAGGCAACTACGTGGAAGAGATGTTTTGATGCGCTTAAGCCTGGTGGATATCTGCTAGCGTTTGGTGGCTCAAGAACTTATCATAGGATAGCATGTGCTATAGAAGATGCTGGGTTTGAGATAAGAGATACTATCATGTGGCTGTATGGTTCAGGATTCCCTAAATCTATGAATATTGGTCTTGCTATTGACAAGAAAAATGGTGTTGAGAGTGAAGTTGTCGGTTATTTAGATAGCACAATGCCTGATTTTATAGATGCAGGAAAAAAGAATAGCGTTAATAAGATAGGTATTAATGATGGTGAGAGTGCCGATAGAATCAAACAGCTTATTTATAGAGCACAGAATGAATGGGATGGTTGGGGAACAGCTTTAAAGCCAGCATATGAGCCTATTATAGTGGCAAGAAAACCTTGTGAGGGTAGTGCCACGGATAACGTGCTAAAGTATGGCGTTGGTGGCATAAACATTGATGAGTGCCGTATACCAATGAATAGTGATGATTTTGATAAATTACAGGCAAAGTCGTCAAAAAATCCAACAAATAATTATAATAACAATCCCGCCAAAAAGTATGGTGATTACAATTTAAATATAGCAACAAAACCAAGTGAAGATGGTAGATTTCCGTCCAATGTTATTCTTACCTATGATGAAACAGACGAAAAAGAAGTCTGTGGTGGAATGCTATCAGATGAAGGAAGTGCCGCAAGATATTTCTATTGTGCCAAGGCAAGTAATCGTGACAGAGATGAGGGTCTACATGAATTTATGGAACAACGTAAATCAGGTTACGGATATGATAAGGGTTATATGAATGCTGGCGAGGGAATGTTCAAAGAGCGTCAGACACTTAAGCGAAATATTCATCCGACTGTTAAGCCCACATTACTTATGGAGTATCTTGTCCGTCTTGTAACACCGAAAGGTGGTACTGTTCTTGACCCGTTTAATGGAAGTGGAAGCACGGGCAAAGCAACTATGTATGAGAACTGTGATAGATGTGCTGATTATAAATATATAGGCATTGAACTGTCAGAGGAGTACCTAGCCATCTCCAACGCTAGGATTGGATACGCAGCGAAAGACGTAGCACCTGTTGCCGTTCCTACTAAACCTATTACTAAAGGCACAGTTAAACATTCATTATTCTAGGAGGACTATATGATAAATTTTCGTAGCGTATCCGATATGGATACGCTGATAAGAGATAACCTAGTAGCGATACCAAATGTTGATTGTATCATTGGCATTCCTAGAAGTGGAATGCTACCAGCTACTTTAATGGCATTATATTTAGGTAAGCCTCTGGTGTCCATAGAACAGGTAGGTCAGGTTGCTACTACTAGATATTCAGAACGAATACCTTTAGCCACAGCGATAAAATACGCACTTGTGGTAGACGACAGTTGTGACAGTGGAAATGCTATGCGAAAAGCAAAAGAATATCTGAAGCCATTTACAGACAAGATGAGATTCCTGTATTGTGCTGTATTTGTAACTCAACGAGCCATAGAATTAGGCGCTGTTGATTTTTACATGGAACAGCTAGAACAACCGAGATTGTTTGAATGGAATATATTAGACCATAATATTTTGGAAAGGGCTTGCGTAGATTTAGACGGAGTGTTGTGCGCTAATCCTACGCCTGAGGAAAACGACGATGGGATGAGATATTCTGAGTTTATAGGATTAGCTCAGCCACTTTTTATTCCTCACCACACAATTCACTCTATTGTATCTTGCAGACTTGAAAAATACAGACAAAAAACAGAGCTGTGGCTAAAAGAGCATGATGTTAAGTATAATCATCTGTATTTAATGAATTACAAGGATGCTGAAATGAGACGAAAAATCGGTGGATATGGAGAATATAAAGCCGATATTTACAAAAAGTCAGGCACAGACTTGTTTATTGAAAGTGAATCATTTCAGGCTGAGCTGATTGAGGTAATCTCACACAAACCCGTTTATTGTGTGTCCACAAATACATTCTACGGAGGTCGGTTGTAATGTTTCAGATACCACAGAAGATTACAGGGGCAATTATACTCGGATTGATTTACATGGGAATTATCACTACACCTGACCAACTCAAGGGCGAAGTCAACTCAACAAGTCTTCAGCATCTGTCAGGCACAATGGAAATAGAAAACGGCAACAAAGGTGGATATAGCGACCTTGAAGATATACAGCGTCTGTTATATACAGGCTCGGTTGTTCTGAATCGGGTAAATTCGCCTAGATGGAGTGGAAACAACATAGAAGAAGTTGTGTTAGCTAAAGGGCAATATGCATCCGTTACTAGAGATAACTTTAAGACCAAGAAAGCCACTGAACGTACAATAATGCTCGCCAAATATCTGTTGATATATGGTTCAATTATCCCTGAAAACGTGGTATATCAAGGGCAAGGAAAGAACGGGTCAGAAGAATTTGCGAGATTTCATGTAAAGGGTGATAAAGATGAATTATTCTATTATGAGTGATTAAAAAGGAAAGGAGCTGACGGGCAAGGTCAGCTCTAATCATGTTGATAGGTGATTTCAGGTTTTCCGTGCTGTAACACGAACTCTAGCATTGTTATTATAACATACTAAATCAAATATGTAAAGGAGAAAGATTATGGAGATTTTGGACACAGGACACAGAAAAGAATTTGAGAGTGGCGCTGTCAGGGATTGTGCTGATGGAAGAGGAAGATGTGATTTGCTTCCTCTTGACGTGCTTGCAATGTATTTTAATCAACAGATTGTGGATACCAATGCCAATAAAGCCAAGGCTGTAGTGGCTGATGTGATTTGTAATGAGCTTCATCACATAGTGCATGACCATGATGCTAACTATGTTCAGCGAATCAACAGATGTATCAATGCTTTTATTTCTCGTGAATATGCTGATAATGTCGGAGAAGCTTTTATGGAGCTTTCAAAGCATTATGAGAACGGAGCAATTAAATATGCTGAAAGGAATTGGGAGAAAGGCATTCCGACACATTGTTATGTGGACAGTACTATCAGGCATCTTCTTAAATGGTATGACGGATGGACAGACGAACCACACAACAGAGCTATTCTTTGGAATCTGTGTGGGCTTATGTGGACACTTATTAACAAACCTGAATTTGATGACCTTCCAAAAGATTTTAAAAAAGTGCTTGACAATTAATTAAACATGGTATATAATGTTTTTGTAAACAAAAGATAACACTCACAAAAGGAGAAAACACTATGGGTATAACAGAATTTAGAGAGATTGGCAAGATTAAGGAAGCAACAGAGCATTGTAATTGCAAGATTAAGATTGACCTGAACAAAGGCTTACACTGTATCTTTCCTGATGGCTTCAGGCTGAACGTACAGGGCTTAAAAGACCGTAGTAGAACAGCTATTATCAGTTGGCTGAATATGATTTGGGCTATAAGACAGGATGTTGCTAAAAAACATAGTTGACAATCTTTAAACATTAGTATATAATGTTTGTACAACCTCTAGAAAGGATAACACTATGATAACGATTGACATTAGAGAAACGAATACTTGGGGCAAAGACCTTGGTGCTTTTATATCTTTCCCCTTTAATACAGATTTGATATTTGCAATCAAGTCACAGGCACAGAACAAATGGCATCCTGATACTAAAGAATGGGAAGTACCTTTAAACACAATTGAGAAGTTACTTCCCGACTTTAGTAATCATGAAGTTGCCATAAAAGTTGCTGATGCAAGTCTGTTAGCTGACAAGGCAAACGAGCATAAAATATCATTCAACTTCAAGACCACTCCTTATCAGCATCAGATTGACGGATTTGAATATGGACTTTCCCATAACAGATGGCTGTTAGGCGATGAACAGGGACTTGGTAAAACCAAACAGGTCATTGATATAGCTGTCGCAAGGAAACAGCAAAGAGGATACAAACACTGTCTTATAGTCTGTGGTGTAAATGGACTTAAATGGAATTGGGTAGAGGAAATCAAGACACATTCCAATGAGCTTGCTTATATTATAGGTCAGCGAGCAACCCGTGATGGTTCAATCAAGATTGGTTCTACACAGGACAAACTTAAGGACTTGTTGGTAATCGCCGAGGATGATAATGATATTCAACCTTATTTCATAATAACAAATATTGAATCCTTACGAGATGAACAGATAGTTGATGCTGTCGTAAGTCTTTGTAATTCAGGCAAAATCGGTATGATTGCTGCAGATGAGGTACATCGCATGAAAAACCCTCAAAGTCAGCAAGGCAAGGGTTTTCTGAAGATACAGGCTGATACAATGATAGCTATGACAGGTACACCTCTTATGAACTCACCACTTGACCTTTATATAATCCTCAAGTGGTTAGGCTATGAAAATCATAGCTTCTATACTTTCAAGAATCACTATTGTTCTATGGGTGGATTTGGTAATCATCAAATCGTAGGCTATAAGAATTTGGAAAGCTTACAGAGTCAGTTAAATGGGTTCATGCTTAGAAGATTTAAGGATGAAGTGCTTGATTTACCTGAAAAGACACGTATAAATGAATATGTTGAAATGACAGCTAAGCAGGCACAGATTTATAAAGAAGTCTATAATTCAATCATGGCAAATATCGACATGGTTAAGATGGCTAATAATCCGTTAGCTGAGATGATTAGGCTTAGACAAGCAACAGGATATACAGGTATTCTTTCAAGCACAATCCAAGAAAGTGCAAAGCTTGACAGAATGGAAGAACTTGTTGACGATGCAAGAGCGAATGGCAAGAAAGTGGTTATCTTCTCTAATTGGAAACAGATGACAGACGCTATATATGACAGACTTTATTCCAAGGGATACGGAGTTTCCTGTATCACAGGTGAGACCAAGGATGAAGATAGACAGACTATAGTAAATCTTTTCCAAGAGAGTAAGAACTGTAACGTACTTATAGGAACTATCGGTGCAATGGGCACAGGTATAACCCTTACAGCTGGCACAGTTGAGATATTTATGGACGAGCCTTGGAACAGAGCTAATAAGGAACAGGCTGAAGACCGTTGTCACAGAATCGGTCAGACAAAGAACCTGACAATCTATACCTTGCTTACAAAGGGCACTATTGATGAACGAATCCATGAGCTTATTGAGAAAAAAGGAGCTATGGCTGATATGCTTGTGGATGGTAAAGTTGTTGGTAATAAAGGTGAACTTGTTGATTACCTTTTAAGCTAATATATCACAGAAAGGGGAACTACTAACATGGAACTTAAAGACACAATTGAACTGATGACCTCGGAGGATTACACAGAGCGTTTTAAGGCTGAATATCTTCAGACTAAGATACGCTATGATAAGCTTAGGGCGATGGTGGTTAAGTATGAGGCTGGAACACTTGATTTTGAGCCTAAGTGCACTTTAGACTTGCTCAAGACTCAGGCACGTCAGATGAGACGCTATCTTTATACTCTTGAAGTTAGAGCTGAAGTAGAGGGAATACAATTAAAGGAGGAATAACAACAATGGGAGAGGATAAGTTACTCAATGTGACACAGGTTGCTGTACTAGTTGAGTCTTCTATCCAAACGATATCGAGTTGGTATAAGTGGAAAGAACTTCATCCCGACCACGAACTTGCCAAACTCATTCCCGACTACACAAGAATCGGGAACAGACGCACTCGTTATTGGAAAGAGACTGATGTTTGGCAACTTAAGAAATTCAAGGAGAACATCATTCAGGGGCGTAATGGTATGATGGGTGATGTTACTCAGAAGTACGTTAAGAAAGTAACAGCATAACAAAGAAATGGAGAGCAAAAGTATGGAACTAAATAAATTAGATGACTTAGTAGCTCAGTATGGCGCTAGGGATGAACAGATTAAATCACTCAAAAAGGTCAATGATGTTGATAAAGAAGTCATTAAGGACGAGCTACTTAATCTTAACACAGCTAAATGGACTTCAGGTGGATTTACAGTACAGAGGGTAGAATCCACTACTGAGACCTTAAATGAAGCTAAGGTGCTCAGCGTGTTAGAGGAGCATAAGGAGCTTGCTACCGACCTCGGACTTGTTAAAACTAGGGAATATGTGGATTTTGAGGCACTTGAATCAGCAATCTATCAAGGAATTATCCCGACAGAGATTATCTCAGGATTAGATAGCTGTCGTGAATCAAAGACAGTTGTTTCCTTAAAATGTACAAAGGCAAAAAAGGAGGGATAAGTCATGATGGGCGAAGAAGGATACGTGAGTCAGGCAATAATTTCAAGCATAAAGGCTACAAGTCGGGCAAGTGTCAAGGTTGGTGAGAGCTATTACACAGTTGAATACTGTGAAGAGAGAGTGCTTCCTGACACCGAAGACCTTGACATTGAAGTTGAGCGTAGGATACTTTGGGATACTGTCAATGCCGAGGTAGATAACCAAATCCATGATATTGTCGAAGCTGTTAAAAATAGTCGAAATTAATAGTTGACATTCTTTACAGCTTGTGGTAATATAATAGTTGCTAAGAAGAACTCCACATGACACCTTCAACTGAAGCTTGTGTCGGAGATTAGATTAGTAACCAAGACGTATCGTTGACTGATGAGTGCGAGACATCAGTTGATGTCAAGCAAATAATCAGTCAACACTTGAGGCTTTTTCAAGGGTAGCTCGCACCTACCTGAGAAAGAGTCTTTTATTTTTCTAAAAACATTGGAGGTTTACGCATGAGATATTCTATTTTAGGTTTTAATCAGGCAAAACTATTACAGTTCAATCTTAATCTAAGCGAAGTTCTACTTTTATCTTATATCTATGATGCGCAGGCAAGCCCTACGATGTCTCATATAATTGAGGATGAAAAAACATACACGTGGCTGAACCATTCAAAAATCCAATCTGACTTACCTATACTTAATGTCAATGAAAGACAGCTAAAGTACTATTTGAATCACCTAACATCGTATAATCTTATAACAGCTAAACAGACATCTGTTACAGGAATCAAAGGGTCAAGAGCCTATTATGGCATCACTGAAATATGTGAGAGTTTAAGGTACGATAACACTGATACAGAACAGGGGCAAA